TCATGCCTTGTGGTTTCGTAAGTTGTATCGCCTTTGGATGGCAGACGTTGTAACCGAAGGTTTGTACTTTACCAACTGTACGGATATGGTTCGGTATGATCAACGTATTTTTGATTTTCCGGTTTGTTTTTTAAAGACGGCTCCGACACTAATCAAGAATACAAGTGAAGGTATTGGGGCACATAAGACCAGCACCTCGCTTATAGCATACCTTCAACCAAAGCGTAACAGCGGCGATGCCACTGAAAAATTTATTGATATTTACAAAGGAAAGGGCCGAATCCTTTATTAGACTCTGTATACTAAAGGACGATTGAAAAAATTTATGTCGATCCTGAGTGACGCAGAAATCAAACGGCTTGCCCTTGAAGAAGGCATGATTTCCCCATTCCAGGATCATTTGGTCAGCGAAAAAAATGGACAGAAAATTCTTAGTTATGGATTAAGTTCTTATGGGTATGACATTCGGTTGTCGCCTAAACAATGTTTAATTTTTGGTCGGATCCAAGCAGGTGATTGTGATCCCAAAGATTTTGACAGTGATATTTTGGTGCCAACCGAATTACTAGAAGATGAAAAAGGCTCTTATTTTATTTTGCCACCTTATGGTTATTGCTTGGGTGTTGCAGAAGAACGGCTTAAGTTACCTAGAGATGTAACCGTTGTCGCGGTTGGCAAGAGTACCTATGCACGTTCTGGGATTATGGTAAATATCACACCTGCAGAAGCTTGTATGTCAAACGATACTGACATACTTGCAAGAACAGGATGGAAAAAATTAAAAGATGTAATTATTGGCGAAGAAGTTCTTACATTAAATCCTGTTACAAAACAGGCCGAATATAAGCCTGTTCAACGCAAGCAAGAATATTACTACAACGGTGAGTTGCTCCATTTTCATGGTAAATATGTTGATCAATTGGTTACGCCAGACCATAAAATGTGGACGGCTAAACGCGCAATGCGGGTAGAAGCGGATGGTCATGGCTGGTCTACTAAGCAGAAAGGCATTCGTCGCAAAAAACAAGATTCTTGGGATTTTAATTTTTTACGTGCTGATGAAATACACGACCAATGGAACTACTATTTAAATCGGGATGCTTCTTGGATTGGAAAACAAATGCCAGAAACATTCACCATTGGAAAACATGTTTTTCCCGCTGAATTTTGGTTGCGTTTTCTGGGTGCTTGGATGGGTGATGGAAGTGCTTATGCAAGCACAAATGGGAACTATGTTGTAAAACTTGCTGTTGTCACAAAAAACCAAAAACGAATTTATTTCCGTTGGATTTTAGAAAATCTTGGCATTACTTTTCAAGAAGGTGCACGTGGTTTCAGCTTTAACTCTAAAGATATAGTTCAGTATTTAACTCCTTATAAAGGAGCACATAATAAACACATTCCCAATGAAATTAAACAGCTTAATTCTGATGCTTTAAAGTTTGTTATTGATGGCATGATGCATTCAGATGGAAATCTAGAGACCTCAACATATGTAAGTATCTCTGAACGTCTTGTCGACGACTTCCAAGAAATTTGTCTTAAAGCTGGCTATAACTGTACCAAATGGTCTCAATGTAAACCAATTTTTAATTCAGAGCCCATAACAATGCATCGGGCAAGATATTCAACTGCAAATATCACGCCATCTAAACTAACACCTGGCAAAAACTTCTCTAAAGTTCCTTATGCCGGAATGGTTTACGACATTACAGTTGACAACCACGTTTTTTATTCTCGTCGAAACGGTCGTGCATCTTGGACTGGTAATTGCTGGGAAGGCTATTTAACTTTAGAAATCAGTAATTGTACGGGGTTATTTAATCGTATTTATGCTAATGAAGGTGTTACTCAATTGTTATTTTTTAGGGGTAATCCTTGTGAAGTAAGTTATCAAGATCGGAAAGGTAAATATCAAAATCAATTACAAGAAGTTGTATACAGCAAGGCATGACCATGACAGATTTACGTGATATTGAACAACGCTTAAATATTGTTGATATTCTTTATCGATCAATCATGCTGCTTGAAAACGAAGAACTAGCCGGTCAACTTTCTCAGTACAGCTCAGACAATACCCAATGGGTTTTGAATGTGCTCCAGGGGATCTTTGATGAACTGGAACATGTATTAGATTTGGAAGAATCTAATTATATTGATTATTGAAAACCAACAAATTTACCGGCGGAGCTAGTTGGTTTAGTTGCGTAGTTGGTGCTACCACCCATACCAATCCTGTCACCTAGTGTTGGCACGTTAGTACCTTTGATATTAGCTTCTGTCCTTGGTGTACGACCACGAATTTGCGGCTCATCAACCAAAGCTTGTTGTTTAAATTTACCTGCGCTTTTGGCTGCGGCTAAATATTTGTTAACTTTTGACTCTTCTCTGACATTACTGGTACCTGCCTTACCAGCCGTTATTTTTTCTTCGTTACTAAAATGTCGAGTATCTGTTTTATATGCACGCCCAGGATTTAAATCACTCGTGTCGCCACCAGAAGTACCCGCATCTACTGTTGGGTCATAATTAGACGGAATCGGTTTTGATTCCTGTCCTCTTCTTGGGTCGTAAAATCTTTCCATGATAGTATTGTAAGCGAGAGAATTTAGTGGCGGCTGCTACTATGTATGCTTATAAAAATGATGCAGAGCAATTAGAGGGGCGTCAAGACCCTGATGATTTTCTGCAAAAATTCATTACTTCAGATGACGAACTTCTGAAGCGCATGGCTTGTTGCTGTGATTTTGGGGTTCCACTCGCAACCAAAAATCATGATGTAGCATTGTACGACCAATACAACCGTGGTCTTACCCTATGTCAGGACAGCAACCCAAGAGTCAACCTAGCTTTGGAAGGGAATCGACCAGGGGTGACTGGTTTTATCCCGTCGATGGAAGAAGCGTATCAGTATCCGGGAACGCTACCGATGGGCCAGAAGCTCGTAACGTCACTCTAGAGTGTAAAGATGGGGTGTGCCCTGTTCCATGGGCAACAATTCCTTCACGTCCAGAGATGAAACCTGATATGGTCAATCACCCACCTCATTATGTGGACGGTGGTATTGAATGTATCGAGGCAATTGAAGCTCAACTAACAGCTGAAGAATTTAGGGGTTACTTAAAAGGTAATTGCGCAAAATATTTGTGGCGTGAACGCCATAAGGGCGGTATTGAGTCTTTGAAAAAAAATAAGTGGTATCTAGAACGGCTTATTATATTCGATGCGGCTAATCAAAACGGTTGAAGTTCTTCTTCGTCATCTTCGCCGTCGTCTTCATAGTACATGCAGGCGGCGGCAAGTTCTGCCAACTCTAAATCTGTTGGGATATCAAAAGACAACTCAATATTTTCACCTGCAAGAATTTCTTTGACTGCTTGCCATTCCATCAAACGTTGATGGTAAAGGTTTAGTAAAGCAGCCTGCAACTCGTCCCAAGTCATTTCTTGGGCTGCAATCTCAGCTTTACGCATGGAGAACTGTAGTTCTAGGGGAAGTTCAAATTCCCGTGGTTCCACTGACCGCTCCATTGCGTTCTTCATGAATCTGGTATCAATATTCTAAGACTATAGTGCAAATCAGATCAGATGAAAGTCATCTTCCATTTGTTCGATCCAATCAGCTTGTTTTATTTGGAATGTATTTGCAAATTCAGCAAGCAAGTAAGGGTTGGTATCTTCTTCTAATTTTTTAATAGCTTGTATTTCATGTGGGGAACCAGAGTAATTTTTAAATGCCGCAAGAAGAATTTCCCCGGCATGGCTGGTATCAGCATGAATACGGTTCAAGAACAGACGTGCTTCTTCTCTGCGGCGTTCCAGGAGGTTTCCAACCACTTGGTGATCTTGGTCAAAGATCCAACATTTAATTTCTTCCGTCACCGCCACCCAGTTTTCCTGTTCAATGTAGTCGATAATTGAACTGTAAAGAAAGGGTTTCCAGCCAATCGAATGAATAAACGATATTAAAGCCTGTCGCATTGAATTGTCAATATGGATATGCAGATTATCTAGGTCATCTTCAATACAGGCAATTTCATGCTGCACGTACTCTAATGCTTTTTCTTTGGTGCAGTACTGGCCAGCTTTGACGGGACTGCCATCTGGATAATACTGGGTGCCGTATCCCAAAACAAATGGCATTCCTCCCGTTATGGGGTCGGGGTACGCTCTTTCGTTAAACCCTTCGTATTTACAAATAATGTCTATTGCATTTACAAAGTAAAACATGGGAGCACAATAAGTACTCCCATTGTATACATAAATTGAAATTAAATGTCAGCCTTGGCCACGACTAAGTTTGCGGCCATGATTTGATTTTGAGTGTTTGCCGTCCCCTTGTTTGGTGCGCTTAGGCTTGGACTCAATCTTAAGGGATGTAGTGGACTTTGGTTTTGCCATGAGGGTTGAAAATATTCCGTCAATAGATTACCACAAATCACCAGAGCCGAGAACAGGCTGTAAACTTTATGTTCTATTGGCACAATTTTGTTGATGTGTGATCCAACGGCAATTATTTGGCTCATAATTACCATGATTATTTATTCTGTCTAGCTCTAGGGAAGGATCTGCATTGTTTGCTTCAGCCCATTTTTTAAACAGCGCGTAGTTGTTTTTCCATTCATCACAAACTTGAATGTTTTTTTCTATATATGTAGGCCAACTTTTACACCTTGCTTTCATTTTTTGCCACCGACCATAAAGCCAGTGTCCTTTTTTGTTTTTGTTTTTAGAATCTCCATGGGTAATATGTTTTTCTCCTATTAACCTTCCCAAGTCTGGGTTGTTTTTATAATTTTTTTTAGTTGCACAACTTAAACAACGCCATTGTTGATTGCCTCGATTCCAAGCGTCAATACGCACTTGTTTTTCTTTGTTACAATCAAGACAGTTTGCCTGGACGTATCTCCAAACTTGTTTGGGATCAGGCACGATCACTTGGCCGGTAGGTTTATTTTACCATAGACGCTTACGCCCAGAGCCGAGAACACGCCCAAAATTTGGGAGTGTTTTTGTCCATTGTTTTGTCGCATCCCATACGCGCCCTGAAGTTGGAGCGGCGATCCTTGTCATGATGCTGAGTGTAGTCTTCGTAACCCCGTCGACCATACCTTACAATTTTTTCTTCACCATCGTAACAACTTTTAACAACCCACTTATGGGTATCACCTGGTGGTGCCTTTTGAGGTTTATTGCACGCCATCTTATCTTTTTGATAACGATGCGCGGCACCTGCTGCTTTTCTATGTTGTTCTGACATTAGAAGCCAAACGAACCACCAAAACTATCAAATAAAGACCCAGTGGAAGTATTCTTGGTTGAAGAAAATCCTTGAGTAAAAATATTTACGTTTGTCTTTATTGTAGGAGAACTCACGCTTGAAGTAGAACCAATACTTGCAAAAGGGTTGCTACTTGAGAAAGGATCTGAACTTTCTGCAAAAGGATCAGTAATTCCCACAACATCAAAAGGATTGCCAATGCCTATTTGATCCGCATTTTGTTTGCTTGATGCTCCAGCTGAAGTGGTAAAAGGTGTAGATGTATCCGCAAAAGGATCTCCAATACCCACATCACCTTCTGATGTACTAAATAAACCTCCAAGGGCACTGGTCTGGGTAGTAGGCACCGAGATGCCAGCCGTACCAAGTACTTCTGTAATGCTTGTATCCCCAAAAAGCTGGGCCATAGAAGCAATTTGTTCCGTACCAGTACCGCTAATTGTTGGTAATAAAGAACTTGCCTGTCCTGCTGGTGTGTAGGCAGCATTCATAATGCTGATATCTTGTTGTGATGCCCCAGGAAGAAACGTGGCGTAAAAATCGCTTTCATTTCCGCTGTACCCAGCATTTTTAAATATTGCATAAATACCACTAGCCGGTGTTGCCGTGCCACTTACTGCTGCCTTTTGAAGATATTCAACGCCTAATTCTGTTTGTGTAGGTTTTTTACCTTCTTTAATTAAGTTGCCAATTTTTGTTTTGATGTCAAGAGTTGAATCTTGAGTCAACGCATCTGTCAACGTTGTCTTAAGCTCGTTTAATGAGGCATTAGGATCTAATCCACTGCTTTTTAATATGTTTGCCCATTGGTCTTTATTCTCGGGTAAGTTAACCGCCTTTAAAAATTGATCTACATAATCAGAAGGTTTAACAAACTCACCAAAGACACTTCCTATCTTGTTGGCTTTATCAACAAGATAAGGAGTTAAGATTTGAGTAATATATGTCTTAGCAATTTGAGGTGCGTAAACATCCGGCGCCGCATCAAACTGTTTTATAACGGGTGTACCATCCGCATTCCTAACAATAGTTCCATTTGCATCTAACTCTGGAGCATTTAAACCAACAAGTTGATAATGTAGTTGCGCAAAAGCAGCTTTATTGTTTAAATCAACACCGTAGTTATAAGCTTGTTGTAGCCAGTTAATGGTATTACCATACGCATCGGTAGTGTTATTTCCTGACTTGGCCGCTTCCCAATCTGCATTTACTTTTTCACTTTGTT